ATGCCGACACGCTCAGCAGCGCCAGCGTTGGCACCACCGTCAGCGTCAGTATCGCCAGCAGTAACGGCCTGAGCATCAGCGGCTTGGCCTGCTGGTTCACTGAGCCCCCCAGTGGGGAGCAAGCTGGCCCCTACATCAGTGCCAATGCCACGTTGGTGGATGCGGCGCAAGCGCTGGCCGTGCTGCTGCGGGAGCAGGAGAAAAGCCGCCAGAACTCTGAGGCAACGGTGCCCAGCCTTGGCACGGTCACCCTGACGCGGGCTACAGGCACCTCACCGATTGTCACCTTGACCAAGCCGATGCTGACCCGCCAGGACGGCCCCAGCGTGTCGCTGACGGCAACGGGCGTGAGCTACGTGACCGGCGCACTGGCGGCGCACAAGGTGCGCCAGATCGAGGGCTATCTCACCACGGGCAGCTACGACGACGTGTTGTCTTGGTACGACGAGACGATTGCCGCTGTACCAAGCAGCACCAGCTGGTTCCCGATCTCGCCGCCCAGCGCAACGGCTGAGGTGATCATCAGCGGCGGCGCCAAGAGCACCCGCTACAGCGTCTCCCTGGCAGCGCTGCAGATCATCTGATGGCCATTGACATTCGCGCCACAGTCACCTGCAGCCTTGGCACGCTGATCAGCGCCTCAATCAACGACGACTACGTGCAAGGCACGGGCCTGATCAAAACCAAGGGATCAGCTGAAATCCGGGGCACCATCACGCCAGCGCCGGGGACTATCGTCACCTTCTCCTACACGAAGGCCGGTCAGCAGTTCACGCTGCCGCGCAAGCTGCGCGTGCTCAGCAGTTTTGCCGATCCTTACCGGCGCACCACCTCGGTGGAACTGGGCTGCAAGTTGACCTACCTGCAGGATCTAGCAGAGCGCGTCAGCTGGCGCCCACTAGACGACCCTGCCAACAGCAGCCGCACCGAGGAAGAGCAGCGCATTGTCACGATCCCGATCAGCGGCTATTCGATTGCGCAGAAGTGCTTAAGCGAGCTGGGCATTACGGCATCGTCAAATCCGGTCAACCTTTCCTTTTCAATCCCGTCGTTTGATTTCTCGGCGGGCTACGCCAGCATCCTCAGCGACTTGCTGGTTTCAATGAGCCACTGCGGCTACCTCGACACCAGCGAGCAGCTGCAGGTCTTCAGCCTGGATCAAAAAGGCGGCACCGGTCCGGTTGTGGATGCGGGCAGCATCATTGATCTGGCGCCGGTTGGCGTTGGTCAGCTGCCTGCTGATGCGGTGGTCGTCAGCTACAGCACGCTGAAGCTCAAGTACGACGAGGGCGAAGAGAAACCGGCTGACGCGGACCCCAACGATCCGGTTGTCGAGGAGCAGGCCGTCAAGAACCGCAACTGGGAACGCGACGAGACGATCGGCGCTGTGACGCTGGTTCGCATCCCCAACCCATTGGCCGGCACCATCATTGGCCTGGGGACGATTGGCCCCGGCCCTGAACCGTATGACGCGGCTGAGTCATTTGACTACGCCTATTCGCCGCGCTCGGTCACGGAAACCACCTACGACGAGCTGGACCGCGTGGCCAAGCGGGTCACGACGGAATACACAATCCTGGCGGATGTGGCGCCGATGCTGATTGTGCATCTGGCCAACAGAGAAACTGAAGACAGCAACGTTAAGCGCGGCGTCACAGCTCCCGGCATTGGCTGCTTTTTTAATGACACCGCGACCACCGAAACATTTACCTACAGAGTCAACCAATACGAGCCGCGCCAGGCTGATGGCAAACCGCCAAAGGACTACGAAACCGTTGACAACCGTTCGGTTGTGGTTGAGGAGCCGCTGATCAAGCTGGCGGCATCGACGTCGATCTACGATAAAGCCTATGACGCGGGGGTGTATTTCGATTGGAAGCTTGACCCTGCCAATCTGTTTGTTGCCGAGAAGACTGTCGAGCGCCAGGAGCAGTCCGTTGATTTTGAAGGCGCACAGGTTACCAAGACAATCCGCGAGCTAAGCAAGGCCAATGGCTACACGCAGCGCGGGCAGCAGGCACTGGCATCTGCCTTTGACAAGGCCAAGCTGTTTGATTTTGTCAGCGAAAGCGGCACCGAAAAGGAGTCCACGGGACTTGCCGAAAAGATGCTGCTTCGCGCAGCCGATCTGACGCCTGATGGCGTTGAGGTCAACATCACAACCGGGCGCGAGCTGGGCCTGCAAAAGCGTCCCGAACCGGTTGAGCGCAACAATGCCAAGGATGCAGCGGACACGGGCAACCCGCTGGACAACTACAGAACCGAATCAAGCAGCGAGCTGGCATTTGCGTATGGCGAGCTGTCAGCGCAGCGGGTGATCCGAATGACGCCGCCGTATGTCTCCGATGATCGCTTTACCAAAAGCGGCAACAAATACTATGCCTTCCCCAGCAATGCCCGCAGCACGGCACGCCTTTACGGAGAGACGCAGAACAGGCTGCTGCTGGGCAACCGCTACGGGATGAACGTCCAGACCGGCCCTGACATCCTGCCGGCCGCACCGTTCAGTCCGGTGATCATCAGCGCCAATGGGCTGAGCGCGTTGTACCGCACCAACGGCACCAGCTGGGCGATCAGTGCCGATGGGATTGTCGTGAGCAGCGATCTGCTGTTCTGGGGAGCTGTGGCAGGAACGGGAACATTCTGGTTCCCGGTTGCACCTGGGATCACAACGCTGCCGACAGCACCTGCGGTAGTCAATGGCCAGATGACGGTGACGGCAGTGGTGCCGCCGTGGGGTGTCACCGAGTCGCTGCAGGCCGTGGTCAAATCCAAGATGCTGGTGACGGCATACGGCTATGCCCTGACCCAGCTGTCTGTCGTGCCCTTGAGCGTGCGGTCAAAGATGACCGTGCTTGCCACCTCCTCGATTCAGATCCCAGCAGCAAGCGTTGCCGTCAGTGCTAGCGCTCCCTACGTGGCGCTTGCCACTGTGGTGGTTGTACCGGCAGCGGCGATCACAGTGGCGGCGCAGTTGCCTGAGGTGGGCACATCAGTTGTCGTCAATGCACCGGCCGCCAGCATTGCAATTAGCGTCAGTGTGCCCAGCCTGCAGGCGGGAGGCGTTGACTTGCTGGCCCCGACCGCTGCTGTGGTTGTGGCTGCCGTCACGCCGTCGCTCAGTGTTGGCACCAGTGGATCAGCTGGCGGTGATGGCTCAGCCTTCTGGCGTGACTGGGCTTACCGAGAGGATGACGTGCTGCTATTTGCAGACGAGGAAACTATCCAGGGCTCCAGCCAGATGCCCTGGAGGACATGGGTCTGGTCTGAGGATGGCGCGACACTGCTGAGTGACGAGTAGCCGGAAAGCTAGGGGACACGTTGTCAGGCCATGGCAGCCCCCAATATCAAGAGCGGCAGCTCGGTCACGACGGTCACCGGTAAGACGGTCGGCTATGCCGTCACAACCACCATGGCCGCAGCACTTAGCAACGCCTCCAGCAGCGGCAAGGTGCTCAAGATCAACTCGGTCTACTGCGCCAACGTGGACGGCACCGCAGCAGCCGACATCAGCCTGGAGCACTACAACGGCACGACGGGGTTTGCGATCGGCAAGACGATCGCCGTACCGCCTGACGCCACGCAGGTGCTGGTGACCCGCGAGGCTTACATCTACCTGGAGGAAGGCCAAAGCCTTCGCGCACAGGCCAGCGCCGCCAACGACCTGGAGCTGGTCATCTCCTACGAGGACATCAGCTGATGCTTGGCTTCAACGGCGGATTGATGGGCGCTCGGCGCGTGCCGACAGGCAGTGCAGCATCTGGGCTCTGGTTCCAGAATGAGCAGAGCGTGGCGAGGCGGGCCGCAATCTGGCCGCAAGTTCTTTCAGATCCCACGCCAGGCTTGTCGCCAGTTCTTTGGTACGACTTTGCCGATGAAGCTACTGTTACTACATCAGGAACTGCAATCACTGCGGTTACAGACAAGGGCAGCAATGGCTGGACATTATCAGTTGGCGGCACAAGCCCGCAGTATGTGACTGGCATCAACAGTAAAAAATGTTTGGACTGGGGCACAAGTCCGTCTCATGCCAACTTCATGTATAACAGCAGCAGCACTTCCACAACAATCGGCGAAGTGTACGTTGTCGTTGATGCCAATTTTGGCGGCACTGCAAGCAATTATGCCGGCCTTTTTACCTCATACACTAACGCCTGGTACATGCTGGCATTTTCTTCATCGCTTGATGAGTCGGGCACAGGTTTTAATCAGCTGTTTGTCAATGGTGGCACCAGCAACAGGTATTCAGGAGGGCTGTTTACCTCGCCTTCGATCGACAACCCTGCGATCATGCGTATCAATAATTCATCCAGCACCACGTTCAGCACTACTGGCGGCTTCCAGATTGGCAACGATCGCGGCAACTCAAGCCTCAATCGCGGCTGGTGTGGATTGATTGGCGAATACATCGTCTTCTCTTCTGTGTTGAACAGCACTGATCGAGACTCCTTGCAAACGTGGCTGGCCGCTAAATGGGGCATCACGCTGGTCTAACCATGCTCTATTCCCACAACACCGCCGCCCCAGCGGCCCTGCCGCACCGCATCCGCTTTGCGGACGGCAGCACCCGCACCGACAGCAGCACCTTCACGCCTGACGAGCTGGAGCGTGCGGGCTACACCGGCCCTTACGAGCGCCCCGAGTGCAACCCGAAGCTGGAAACGATCGACTGGGACGGCACGCAGTTCCTGGTGCGCCCCTACAGCTTCGATGAGCTGCAGGCGCCGTACGCCAAGATCCGCCAGCGGCGCATTGAGCTACTGAAGGCCAGCGACTGGACGCAAATCACCGACTACGACCTCGGCGCTGATCGTCAAGCCTGGGCCGCCTACCGCCAGGCCCTGCGCGACCTGGCCGATGCTGCCAACCCGTTTGACATCACCTGGCCGCAGCCGCCGGCAAGTTAGGTCAACGCAAGCAGCAGCATGGCGATCACCATCAGCCTTTACAACCACACGGCTGCCCGGTTTGCCTCTGGCGCCAATGCCGTTGGGGATACCTACAAGTTGAAGCTGCTGACGGCAGCCACCTTCAGCGCGGCACACACCACTCTTGCTGCAACCGGTGGCACCGAGGTGGCCAGCGGCAACGGCTACACCACAGGCGGCGCCACGCTGGCCAATGTGGCCGTCACCACTGTCACCACCAACGATGCCAAGCTCGACGCGGATGATGTCACCTGGACTGCTAGCGGCGGCTCGCTGAGCGCTGCGTTTGGCATCCTCTACAACGACACGGACGCTGATGACCCGCCGGTTGCGTTCATTGATTTTGACGGCAGCAAGACAGCACCGGCAACCACTGATTTCAAAGTGATCTGGGACGCCGCAGGCATCTGCACCTTCACGGTGGCTTGATATGGCGCAAACAATCACTATCAGCCAGAAGGAGTTGCAGCGAGTTGCCGCCCTGGCATACGAGGGCAAGACACTCAAGGTGATGCTGTGCTCTGTTGGCGCGACGGGCTACACGGCGCAAAGCACTGTTGCCAACTGGCAAAGCGTGGAAAAGAGCGGCAACGGCTACAGCCGCTTCACCGCCACCATTGCAACGGGCAGCTACGACGGCACAGAAGCTGCTTATGTCATGCCTGACATTGACGCAGCGTTTACAGCCACCAGCACGGGCTACAGCTATGACACGGTGGTCATCTACATCAATGGTGAAACCTATCTGCACAGCATCATCGTTGAATCACCAAATGTCACGCTGGTAGCAGGCCAGACGCAAACGTATCGCATCAGTCTGCGGCAGGATGACTGATGAGCACCGAGATCACGGTCTTCACGGGAGACAGGGATCTGGTTGATCGCGCCAAGGCGCAGACGCAGGCCAATCGCTTTGCGCGTGTTGACGCGGAACAGCAGGCCAAGGTGCAGCAATCGACAGAGCAGCTGCTGCGGATCATGCAGCCGCCCGCTACGGCGGTGTCTCGACTGGGTGGCCGACTGTTCAGGCATCTGTTCTTCAGCGAGGAACCTATTGCCCGCCGGAATGCCAATACTGGCCTGCTGGCCTTTCTGCTGGTGCCAACCGAAGGGTTTGACTCGTCTGTTGTTGGCCCATTTGGCGACCCTACCGGAGCGCAGTTCACCAGCTATGGCGCCAGCCCTGGCCTGGTGCGCGGCTACACCAACACCTACTGGACGGTGACCAACTGGCGCCGCTACTTCGGATACGTAGTAGTAGGTGGGGTTAGGCGAAACATAGGCCGTCCTACGGTGCAGGGCGGTTTAGACGAAACGGCACAGCAAATCCTGCCACCGACGTTTGTTGATGGTGTACTTAAGGGACCTGTTTTAAAATCAAAAATAAGTGCCAACAGCACCCTAAACTTTTTCACGGGTCCATGGATGGAGCGCACTAGATCAGAAGTGCATTTTGCGCACACCGTAGCAGCGCGGACTAACTTTCGCTACCGCTATGATACCAGCCAGCAGCGGCTTGAGTATTTAGACAACACTCCGCTGACCTTGCAACTTGGCGCCCGCAATGCCATGACGCTGGAGTTTATTGTGCAGCTAGGAAAAGACCCGATTCCAGCGGATGGCGGGAACCTTAGATCCAACCAGGGGTTGCCGTTCACCGAAATCAAGGGGCTAAATCAGCTTGGATTACGGCTAGAGGGCTACACCTCAGGCGTCTGGGGGCAAGGCGCGTATGACAAGTTTGACCTGTACCTGCGCCAGGGCCACGGCAATGACGCCAACAGCTCCAACCTGCTTAACTTTGAAGGTGGTCAGTCCGTAGACAATGACCCACAGTCTGGCGACATTGTGCAATACGCTGAAGGCGAAGTGCGAAAGACTTTATGGCGCCCTGACTACGACTACGACGCCCTGGGCACAAAAACGCAAGTTACCTTAAATGGCGCTTCCTTTAACACACAAGAAACATTAGCGGCCAGGCCGGTTCATTGCGCTTTGGTCTTAACCAATCAAGAAACACGATTTTACATTGATGGCTCATTAGGCTATACGGCAGCGCCAGCGCCTCGGCTGCTAAGCGCACAAACGTTAAGATTTCTACTGAGCTTGCGCGATTCGTCTTACAAAGAATA